GCTTAGCAGCGAATTCTTCTTCGATACGTGCAACTTCTTCTTTTACACGATTCATAACAGCAGCTTCATAAATGGTAGTTGCTTTAGCACGGAACTCTTCAGAGAGTTCTTCACCATTCATAAGTGCGTCGATATCTTCTTTAACACCTTTAACAGCAGTGTCACCAATACGAACTACAGCAGCATCACCAGCTACTGCGTTAGCAGTTGCACGATTTGCTTTCTTTGAAGTAGCATCAGCAGCTTCATCTTCGTCTTGGACATTGTTCTTAGCATTTTCTGGGTTAGGTGTTTCACCACCATTTGGTACTGTGTTAGTAGCAGTACGCATAACTGACTGATCGCCAGATTGTGCACTACCTTTAGCTGTATTCATACCACCCTCTTTACCAGATACTGTAAACTCATCTAATTGTTGTTTATTAGACTCGGCAAGCATCTCAGCGATTTTTTGTTCGATTGACATCGTTTTTCTCCTAACTGGAATAGTTCTATAATTATTTATTATTTATCTGATTTTACTCAGGAAATTTTGAAAAGCGAGGATCTTCGCTTCTTCTAGATTACGTGAAGAAGTTTTACGAATAAATCGTTGCGCTTCTTCAATATGTTGTTCCACAAACTTTCCATCAACGAAAACCCATTCTCTGCTTTCCATTATCCCACGTACGTAGGCATCTGGGGCTGATGGGTCGGCAACGATATCTGCTGCTGTAGACAGCATAAAATCGTCCTGAACAATTTGAAGTCCCTCATTGTTTGTCTTGAGAGATCCAAGTGCTCGACTAGACACGCCAAGGTTTGCGCCACCCTCGAGCAAACCGATAGCGATTTTGCCCATAGGTGTTTCTAGAATCTTTGCTTTGCCGATGTAGTTAGTGCCTTCTTTACGGAGGGAAGTGATCAGGTGAGAAACACGATCTAGATTGATCTGTGGATTCTCTGGATGACCAAGTTCACCGTAGGCACGATTCTTCTCGACATATTCTTTAATGTAACGACCGACTTCTTTATCCATAACTTGTTCTGGATACATACGACCATTACGATTTTGCAAATTGGATTGAAGGAATACACCTTCAATGAAATGAGTCTTACCTTTACCAATGTTACTTTCAGTAACTAGGTTAACTGGATTTTCTAATACTTCTCTAATGAGTTTCATTTTTATTCCTTAACCTGAGAAGTCTGGTGAACCACGAACAGTAGTTGAAGCACCAACACGAGTTGGATCATCATATGCACCATATGTTTCGTTCTCAACGAAAGTAGACCAACCTTGTAATTTACGTAGTGTAATATAACCACTCACTGATTTGTCTTCATTAACATTGGCAATAAGAATATCTTGATCATGCTGAGTGCCATCAGAGATACCCATTGATGTTAAATCTAGGAATGGAGCATTTTCTGGAGCGCATGCAATAATGTTTTTGCCGTCACGAGAAACTACAACTAATGAACCAAGTTCACCAGTAGTTACGAAACGTACAATATTTACTAATGGAGTGTCAGCATTTCGCTCTTGAGTAGCTGTATTAGTTAAATCAGTATCTAAAGTAATAGTACCAGAATATGCACCAACAGTTTCAAAGTGAATAATTGTTTCCTGATTGGTATTTCTGATAGTTGTGAAGTTCATTGCCATCTTTTTATTCCTCTATTCTTTCAAGCACATGAAGGAAGTTTTCTTTTCCCTCTCTCATATACTCGATAATTTCTTTTTGGTCTTGTAATAAGTTATTTAGTAAATCTTGCATAGACTCACTAATTGCAATTACAGTACCATCGGCTAGTTCGTAATGAACTTTACCTTCAACTACAACATCTAATTTGTTTAACTTACGGATATCTTGAACAACGGGATCAATAGTAAAAATATTTGAAGAAGCAAATTCAACGTATGATTCTATAAGAGTATCTGTTACTTTGATATCGTGATATTCTTTAATAATATTTGCGATACGGTTTGCGGTAATTTCTTCGTAAACCTCTTGTGTGGCAGTTTCTTCTAAATTATCTGATTGTTGTTTTGTCTTAATATATGTTCTTGCTTCTTCAATTGTTTTGAAATCAGTATCACTACCATTGATATAAATTGAATTATCTGCAGTTCTTTGAATTGAATTTCCATATGAATGGAATGTCTCAACAATATCCAAACCAGTGGAATTATTGTGGACAAGTTTAGAGAACTGACCGTAGTACATTAACAGGCTTCCATCTTTTTCTTTTTGGCTTCTTCAAGATCTTTCTCGTTTACGCCAGTTTCTTGAACATCAGTTGCTGCTGGAGTTTTAAGTTCAGAAACTTGCTGAGTAAAAATATTAGAAGAGGCATTGGCTTGATCCAATGCTTTTAATACGGAGTTTACTAGATCAGACATTTATTTAACCTTACGGACTGCGCCAACATTACGTGGAGTATTGTCTCCAGGTTCTCTATAATCAGCACCAACATTTCTTTCTGCTTTTTTAGCAGCACTACCTGCTGGAGCATTACCTTTATGATTGTCATAGTAACTACTAATCTGACGATTGCTTGCACGAGTAACACCTTCTTTGCGTTTTAACCCTAAAGTTTTATGCATATTATCATGAGCGATATCTTTTCTTATATAAGAAGGCAAATCTTTTTTACTGTCTTTAGTAGGGAAAGATTTTTTCTCTGCTTTAGTCATAACTTTGTTCATATAACGATTAGAAAGTTCTTTAGAGATTTCATCTAATTGTTCATACTCTTGTTGTTCTTCTTCAGAAAGATTTAAATATTCTTCTTCAGAAATATATTCAAATTCTTCTTCAACAATAGCTTCTGGAGTCCTAAACATATTCTGTGCAACAGTTTGACGCATGTCGTCTAAACTAGCAGCGATTTTTTCAGCGATAGCAGCATTAAAAGAAGATTCAGTTTCTAGTGCATTACCATCAGCAATTGCGTCAATCAAATTTCTAGTGTTACTCATTTAGTTTCCCCATGTTGTGTCTGTTCATTAGGATCTGGTATGGCGTTTTTAACAACATAATTCTGCTGAGCAGTTTGTTGAACACCAGCTACAGTTCCATCTAATTCGGCATGCTGCATCTTAACATCATTATCAGACTTCATCTCATCTTCCATTTGTTCAATGTCAGCGTCAGTTTGCATCAACACATTTTTACGAACCCACATTGAAGAGTAGTATTTACCAATGTATGGATCAAGTTGTTGCAAAATCTGAATACGATTAGTCAATAATTCAGCATCTTTTAATTCGTTGAAGTGGTTATCTTCTTGATAATCAAAGGTGATGAAGTTGGTCATATCATCCCACTCATCAGCACGAATAATACCTTTTGATACTAACTGAACACGTAATGTGTCAGAAAATAATATAGAAAACTTTTTACGTAGACGAGATATAAATTTACTAAACTTAATCTCATCACGAGTTATTTCTTGTGAGCGTCCAAGGCTAAATCCCTGAGACTGCATCATACGTGACATGGGCACATTTAATGCCTGATATAATTTCTTCTGGAAGTATTCAATATCTTGAATGTCGCCAAGGTTTTGACCACCAGGAAGAGTAGTAATCTCTGTACCTTTACCACCTTCACGACGAGGCATCCAGAAATCTTCCATCATTGAAAGATGTTTGCGATCGTCACGTGTCTCACCAGTAGTTGCATCATAAACAATCTTGTTACGGAATTTGTTCATGATATCATTAACGTATTGTTCAGCCTTCACTTTAGGAAGGTTACCAACGTCAACGTAAAACACTCTACGTTCTGGAGCACGACTAATACGATAAATCACTACCGCATCTTCGATCATCTTTAATTGGTTTACTGGTTTAATTGCTTTATGCAATGGAGACAAAGTCATCCCAGTATTTGCATCTTGCAAACCAGAAGGGCAATAAACAATCGAGTCTAGCGAAAGTTTAACACCCTGAGTTGATTGCTCAGTAATACCTTTGTCATTGTAAAGAAAATACTCATCAACTTTCTTTACAATTTCAACTCCCTGTGGAGTACGTTCTTTGGTTACGTTTTTAATG